GGGGCGCAAGTTTACTAAGTGCCAATCTTCCAAGATCACAACAAATAGATGCTATTACTGTTAACGATCAAAAGCCAGGATCAAAATTAAAGCCTTCAAATTTTGCAAATCCGTCGGCAAATGAAGGTATGAGTCAGCAGGAGTTTGTGGCTAAATATAATATTCTTCAAAAATCGGGCGAATTAAGTAATTATAATTTAAGCGTTTCAAGAAAATTATTAGAAGTTGAAGCAAAAATATTCAAAGCACAAGAAGCTGAAGACATTTTAAGTTTAAAAAAATTAAATACTGATAAGCTAAAACTTGAGCTTGAATCAAAAAGATTTGAAGCTGCGCTGAAATATGAACAAGCCTTAAAAGAAGCAGATTTACAAAAAGATAACAGAAAAAAGCAACTTGAAAGAACTGAAGCAAAAACTGAATTGCGTGGAAAATTTAATGAAATCAATATTTATAGAGAACAACAATTACAAAAAATAAATCAAGATACAACAAGGGAGCTTAGCGATCAAAGCGAAGAACGAACTAAGCAACTTAGAGCAGCGCAACAAGCAAGCAGATCGGCAGCCAATGAACTTGAAATTTTACAAACAATTAGTCCAATTAAAAAAATTCAAGTTGAGTATGACCAAAAGCGCGGGCAATTAATAAATGAATATAATGATAAAATGAAGCAATCAAAAAGTGATGAAGAGTCAAGCTATTATTTAGGCGAACGAAGCGCAAGGCTAGCAATCTTGGAAGTTCAAGAAAAATCAGCGCTTAAAAATGTGCAAGATGAATTATTACAACAAGACCGTGAACGCTTGAAATTGATTGAAGAATTTACTAAAATTATTGAAGAACGATTAACGCGAACCAGCATTGGCGCAGGCTTTAAGCAAGGACTTGATCAATACATTGAACAAATTGGTACATTGCGTGATTCAGTTTCCGGGATGACAACTCAAGCGTTTAAAGGTCTTGAGGATCAATTGGCAGCTCTTGCGACTACTGGCAAAGCTAACTTTGCTGATTTTGCGCAATCAATTATCGCTGACATGAGTCGAATAATTATTCAACAAACAATTATGAGACCATTGCTTTCAGCACTTGGCGGGTTATTCCCATCGCCTTCTGTCGCTGGTGGTCTTGGGTCATTTGGCTTTACAATTCCATCCTTGATGGCCAATGGCGGCATCATGACATCAATGGGCGCCATGCCCTTGCGCACCTATGCTGGCGGCGGTATTGCCTCAAGCCCTCAAATGGCTTTATTTGGCGAAGGAAGCATGAATGAGGCCTATGTGCCATTGCCTGATGGTCGTAGGATTCCGGTGGCCATGCAAGGTGGCGGCGGTGGCACCAGCGTGGTCGTGAACGTTGATGCAAAGGGCACTAGTGTGCAAGGCAACGGAGGCCGTGGCGATCAACTTGGTAAGGTATTGAGTGCAGCAGTGCAGGCTGAGCTAATCAAACAACGCCGCCCTGGAGGCCTATTAGCGTGAGTACTTTTTCCTATACTGCTGATTTTGGTGCGGTACGCAGCAGCAAGCCTGCTGTAACGCAAGTAAAATTTGGCGATGGTTATGAAGCTAGGCAACAGTTTGGCATTAACCAAAACTTAAAACAATGGCAGCTTACATTCAAAAATCGTAGCAATACTGATGCTAATGCAATTGAAGCATTCTTAGATGCAAGAGCAGGCACTGAAAGCTTTGACTGGACACCACCTAATGGCAGTAGTGCAAAATGGATCTGCCGCGAATGGAGCCGGGCATTAGATAATTATAATTACAATACAATACAAGCCACATTTGAGCAATTGATGGAACCATGACCACTCCACAAGTTGTAATTGCTGAACTGCAAAAGCTAGCACCTAGCGCAATTATTGAATTATTTGAGCTGCAACTTGTCGCATCATTGCATGGCGCAAATACTATTTATAGATTTCATGCAGGCACCAATAACTTGCAACAGAATTTAGTATGGGATGGCAATACCTATACTAGGTTTCCCATTGAAGCCGGTGGGTTTGAATATAACAGCAGCGGATCATTGCCACGGCCACGAATCAGGGTTGCTAACGTGCTGAGCACGGTAACGGCAATATTGCTGTCAGTCAATTCAAGCAATCCTGGCAATGATCTTAGTGGAGCTAAGGTAACAAGAATAAGAACATTAGCCAAATTTCTTGATGCCGTCAATTTTCCCGGTGGCGTTAATGCATCAGCTAATCCTACCGCCGTGATGCCTGCTGAAGTTTATTATATTGATCGTAAGGTAACAGAAAACAGAGAGATTGTTGAATTTGAACTTGCATCTTCTCTTGATTTGGTAGGTATGAGGCTGCCACGACGGCAAACAATTCAAAACATATGCCAATGGAAATATAAAGGCACCGAATGTGGATGGAATCCACCTGATAATGGTGGCAATAATGCAAGTTTTGAAATGAACCGCAAAACCGGAACTTATACGCAAACTAGCGGAGTATTGACAATTTCAATTAATAACCATGGATTTACAAACGGGCAACGATTAAGGTTTGATTTTACTTCTGGTACTGCAATTAATGGCATTTATACAGTAACAAACGCTAGCACTAATTCATTCACGCCAAGTGGCGGTGGCGTACCAGTTGGCGGATCTGGAAGCTTTAGCAGGCCTTACACAACTGGAAGCGAAGGCGAAATATACTATATCAATCCATTATTAGATATTACAATGCCAAACCATGGATTTACAACTGGGCAAGCTCCTTACTTCCAATTTACATGGAGTGTAGCAAGTTATCAAAACGATGGGGAATATTTTTACACAGACTATTCCTGGAATGGCGCTTTATATGTGACTGTTACATCTGTCAATACGTTTCAGGTTAATTTGTATTTAGAAGATGCCCCTTCTTCTTACGGTGGCAACGTAGTGGCAACTTACCAGACAAGCGGTAACGTAACAGTGCAAAATATATATATAAATGTTACAACAGACTTTAGCCATGGATTGTCCACTGGCGATGAATTATACACATCTTGGACTGGTTTTTCTCCTGCTGTTTCCAATCGGAGTATTTTAGTCTCTGCTAGCGGTAGCCAGTTTGTTGTCGAAAATATTGGTCAATTTATACCAATTTCTGTATCTGGCGGTAGTGTTGGTTTTACGCAACTTTATGATTTGAACGATCAGCCAACTTTTAGCAGTGCTGTTGATAATTGCGCTAAGCGCTTGGCTAGTTGCAGCGCAAGATTTGGCGCAAAGAATGATCTTCCCTTTGGATCATTTCCTGGCGTTGGGCAATCAAAATGAACGAACAACTCCTAGCTTCAGCGCTTGATCATGCCATTGCCGAAGCACCAATGGAATCATGCGGCCTCGAGGTGGTGGTCAAAGGCCGCCGCCGCTACTGGTCATGCCGCAATATTGCAGCCAACGGCCAAGAAATGTTTGCCATTGATCCAGAGGATTATGCGGCAGCCGAGGATGCAGGCGAAATTGTGAGCGTGATTCATAGCCATCCACATACGCCATCAACACCAAGCCAAGCTGATCGGGTTGCGTGTGAGCGCTCAGGGTTGCCGTGGTGGATTGTCAATCCAAACACCAGGACATGGGATGGTTGCTGCCCTGTTGGCTACCAAGCGCCTCTTGTAGGCCGTGAGTATGCATGGTCGGTGCTTGACTGCTGGACGTTGGTGCGTGATTGGTATGCAGTCAAATGGGATCTAAAGCTTCCAGACTGGCAACGGCCAACACCTGATCAGTTTGAGGTGGCGCCAATGTTCGAGAAATGCTTTAAAGCCGCTGGGTTTTATGAGGTCAGCATTAATGAGGCCACCAGGGGCGATGCATTGCTGATGGCATTAGACCGCAACGATGGCCAGCTCAACCATGTTGCCGTTTACCTGGGCGATCAACAGATCCTGCACCACGTTCGTGGCAGGCTTAGCAGTCGTGACTTGTTGGGCGGCTATTATCTAAAGCAGACTGGTAGGGTCGTCAGGCATGAAAGTCGTTAAGCTCTATGGCCGCCTAGCTGAGTTTTGTGGCGCTCGCAGCTTTAAGGCCGAGATTACCAGCGCCGCAGAAGCGGTGCGTTTTTTGCTGGCAAACTTCCCGGACCTAGAAAAGTTTTTAATTGATGGCGATAAAGAGGGTTATGGCTATAAGGTTAAGGTCGGCCGGTCGTTAATTAATCCACATACAGATTTGCATCACCCAACCGGTGAGCGGGGCACCATTAGCATCATCCCTGTAATCATGGGTGCTGGCGGCGGCGGTGGGTTTGGCCAGATCCTTGCTGGTGTTGGCTTGATTGCTTTGAGCGTATTAACTGCTGGCATTGCTTCCGGCTTTGCGTTTGGTTTTGCTGGTGGTGTGCTTGGCCTTGGCACGTTTGCAACTGTTGGCGCTGGCATTGGCTTGAGCCTGGCTCTTGGTGGCATCGCGCAAGTTCTAACGCCAGTGCCTAAATTATCTACTGCATCTCCGTTAATGTCGTCTGGATATGCATCAAGCCAACGAGGCGACCGTGGCGATCCAAAGCGGCTTGAATCCTATAACTTTAGTGGCATTCAAAATACCAGCTCGCAGGGGCTGCCGGTGCCCGTAATTTATGGCAGAATTTGGGTAGGATCAGTAACAATTAGCGCTGGTATCGACATCGTATGACAAAGTTGATCCAAGGCGCTGGCGGTTCGTCTAAGCAAAAATCGCAAAATTCATTTGCCAATGCATTTCAGCAACCTCCCGCTTATCAAGTAGTTGAACCATATAGGCCAACAGAACAAGGGGATGATATATCTTCCTCTTCTTATGCATATATATTGGATTTGATTGGTGAAGGCGAAATCTATGGCCTTGAAAATAGCTATCAATCAATTTACTTAGACGACACGCCATTGCAGAATGCGGACGGATCGTTTAACTTTTCTAAAGTACAAATTGAAACAAGAAATGGAACGCAAAATCAAACAAGCATAGCTGGATTTACCGATACTCAACGGGAAAATGCGGTCAATCTTGAAATGCTGCCCAACCAGCCTCATGTAAGGCAAATAACAAGTACTATCGTCAACAGCCTGCGAATTACTTTAAGTTTGCCTGCGTTGCAATATCAAAATGAAAACGGCGACATTGTCGGCACTAGCGTTCAAGTAAAAATTGAAATCCAATACAATGGCGGATCTTATGCAACAGTTGTTAGCGATACGATTTCAGGTAAATCAAGTTCAAATTTTCAGCGAGATTACAGAATACCAATCTCAGGTGCATTTCCGGTAAATATTCGTGTCACAAGGCTTAGCCCGTCACCTACTACGGTACGACTGCAAAATCAAACCTATTGGACAAGTTACACCGAAATCAATGACTCAAAACTTAGGTATCCAAACTCAGCGTTAGTTGCGCTTAAATTTAATGCACAAAATTTTTCTAGCATTCCAACCCGTAGTTACTTGGTGCGTGGCATCAAGGTAGCAATACCAGACAATGGAACAGTTGATGCTAGTACATATCCAGGACGAATTACATATTCTGGTGTATGGGGCGGTACATTTGCAGCAGCACAATGGACATCAGATCCAGCATGGTGTTTGTGGGATTTACTTACAGATTCCAGATATGGTTGCAATATCTCTGCAGCAACATTAGATAAATTTAGTTTTTATGCAATCAGTCAATATTGCAATGAATTATTGCCTAATGGTTTTGGCGCATTAGAGCCGCGATTTGGTTGCAATATAAATATTCAAACTGAAGAAGAAGCATTTAACTTGATTGAAGAAATGACCTCAATATTTCGAGGCATGGCATGGTGGGCTGCTGGTAGCGTTGCGCTTAGCGCTGACAGGCCTGCAGATACAAGTTATGTGTTTTCACCAGCTAATGTAATTGAAGGCACATTTAATTATGAAGGTTCAAGCCTTAAGTCACGTCATACAGTTTGCATTGTCCAATATATGGACATGGATAAGCGTGATGTATCGTATGAATATGTCGAAGATGCTGCTGCAGTTGCAAAATATGGGCTTGTAATTTCGCAAATTACTGCATTTGCTTGTAATAGTAGAGCACAAGCCAGGCGGGTTGGTGAATGGTTGCTTTATACCGAACAAAATGAATGTGAAACAATCAGCTTTAGTGCAGCGCTAGAGGCTGGCATTATCGTTCGTCCTGGCATGGTGATCGAGGTTGCCGATCCGCTAAGGGCTGGATCGCGCCGTGGTGGCCGGATAAATGCAGCAACAACGACCACTGTGACTATTGATGATGATATTTCACTGCCCACCAGTAGTCCCAAGTTATCCGTCATTTTGCCCGATGGCACCATTGAGGAGCGTAGCGTCACTGGTAAGACTGGGCGTGTTTTTACTGTTGCACCTGCCTATAGCCAAGCGCCGCAAGCCAGTGGCGTATGGATATTGCAATCATCAGATTTAGAAACCTCAACTTGGCGGGTTGTTAGCGTTACAGAAGAAGAGCCATCAATTTATAAAATTAGCGCAATAGCATACGCAACTGGTAAGTTTGATTATATTGAGCGCAGCATTCCATTTGAGCAACGAGA